CCGCTAGGTCCCTCCATCATGTATTTGGGCAGATATATTGTTGGGTTACAAACTGTGCTCCATCGCCTCCCAACAGAGAGCGTTGCGCGTCGCCGGGTGCTGCTGCATCTGGCGAGGGTCGCCTTAACCGCGGCCCGTTCGCGCTGGTCTGTTGGCGCCTTTGGGCTATGCCTGGCTTACTACCACTTCTGGCGAGGTGGTGGTATCCGACCAATAATCGCACCTGCATTGGCACCGCAGGGAGCTGTCGCCGGTTCGGGGGTTTACTCTCCCGCGATCACCTCGGTGGTCAGGCTGCGTAGGCGTGCGAAGTGGGTTTGTTGGTTACAGGACAAACTCAGCACAGGGCCCGGCACGGTTAGTGCGCTGTTGAGAGGGCGGTGGACACCAGACCTCCCCTCTCAGCGACGTGATTCCGTTGCTGACTCTGTTGCAGCTTCGCTCGTCTGCGGAGTGAAGTACCTCGGCGGAGGTACAGTGCCACGTGTCACGCGTGGGGGCGGGTCGGAGGTCTTTGTGTGCCTCCAACTCCAGGACGGTAGTTACCATACCGTCCTACCTGCCCTTGTAGCAGAGCTCCAGTGTTACGCGGCGTTCCGGCCGCGTAACGCTGCTGTTGTGCAAAGCTTGCGTCATCGGGCCCTGGAGTGGGCCCGCGCGTCTGATCTTTCTTGGGTCAACGTGCAACCTTGCTTTGCAGGCAGTTTGGCACTTGCGGTTGCCCCGTCCTCCCAGGAGGTCGCGGCAACGCCAGTACTTAGAGCCGCGCTCACCAAGCGTGACCCTTTGGATTAGGACAGGGCCGTTGTCATGGCGGGGACGTGTGTCGGGGAGGTGTCGCTACCTATCCGACCTGGTGCCTACCTCAAACGACATGCTGACGTGCCCTGTCTTGATTCAAAGAGGCAGATGCAGACGGCGGTTGTGTGCGCCGCGCCTGGCACTTGGGTGCCGGCGACGCACGCAACTTGCCACCACGTTGAGGTCGCGGCCTTGCTGAAGCGATCTCTGGGGCCCACACCCCTTGCCCGGCCCATCAACAGACGGTCAGTTTTGAATGCGTTCGCCCGCATTCGAACCGTCTGTTCTCGATGGGGTGGGCATGCTTGGAGCCTTAGCGAAACTGTTGCATCCTATTCGGGTGTGATGCACAGGAGATACCTTGACGCGCACACGTCTCTTGAGGTTGACGGTCCCTTAAGCTCGCGGGACTGGAAACTGAAGGCGTTTGTGAAGGCGGAAAAGTGGGAGCCGTGGAAGATGGCGAAGCCTAGATTGATTTATCCGCGATCACCTAGGTACAACCTCGTTCTCGCTAGCCGCCTTAAACCGTTCGAGCACTGGCTTTGGGGTAACCTGAAGTCACGGGTTTTGTCCGGTATCGGAAATTCGCGTGTGGTGGCGAAGGGACTCAACGCGGTCCAACGGGCCAACCTCATAGCGCGCAAGATGCGTGAGATTGGTGACTGCGTGGTGTTCGAAGTTGATGGCGCTGCTTTCGAGGCGCACGT